TTTTATTCCATCTGAAGACTTGGTTGTACCTTATGGCGCAACGAGTTTGGACAATGCTGTTCGGATTACACACGTTGTTGATATGCCTATCAATGACGTTAAGAAGCTTCAAGCTGCCGGTTTTTATAAGAAGTCAAAGGCTGCTGAACGCTCATCTAGCTTTTTGAATGATAGTGAGATTGAGGAGGAGCTTGATGAACTCCAAGGTGTTAAGCCATCTGGCACTTCCAATTCTGACCAGTGTGAGATCCTTGAGATGCACGCTGATCTTGATATTCCAGGGTATGAAGACCTTGATGCAGAGGGCGAAGAAACGGGCATTAAGCTCCCGTATATTGTCACCATTTCGCGGTCTCAGTCTCAAGTTCTATCCATTCGCAGAAACTACAATCAAGAAGATCCTATGCGTAAGCGCATTGATTATTTTGTTCAGTATAAGTTTCTACCTGGTGTGGGTTTTTACGGCTTCGGTCTAACGCATATGATTGGTGGTTTGTCCCGTGGGGCGACTTCTATTCTTCGGCAATTGATTGACGCGGGTACTTTAGCGAATCTTCCTGCTGGCTTTAAGGCTAGAGGTATTCGTATTCGAGATGCGGATACGCCTCTACAGCCAGGCGAGTTCCGAGATATGGATGCACCGGGAGGCTCATTGCGTGATGCGCTAATGCCTTTGCCGTTTAAAGAGCCAAGCGCCACCCTCCTGAACCTGCTTGGCATGTTGGTTGATGCCGGTAAGCGGTTCGCCTCAATTGGTGATATGCAGGTAGGTGATGGTAATCAGGAAGCGCCGGTCGGGACAACGATTGCGTTGCTTGAGCGCGGTAGCCGCGTTATGAGCGCGATTCACAAGCGATTGCACTATTCGCAACGTATTGAGTTTAACCTCCTTGCGAAGCTTTTTAAGGACTACCTGCCACCTGCCTATCCATACATGATCGCTAATGGTAATCCTGGGATTAAGCAGCAGGACTTTGATGACCGAATAGATATCATTCCGGTCAGTGATCCCAACATTTTTTCTATGAGCCAGCGCGTTATGCTTGCTCAAGAAATGATGCGGATGGTCCAGTCTAATCCTGAGATCCATGGTCCGATGGGAATGTACAATGCTTATAAGCGCATGTACGAAGCGATGGGTGTTCAGCAGGTAGAGCAAATACTGCCACCACCTCCGCCTCCACCACAGCCTATGCCGATGGCACCTGCTATGGAGAATGCAAACTTCATGATGATGCAGCCTGCAACACCGTTCCCAGATCAGGATCATGAAGCGCATATTGAGTCGCACATTACGGTTTATAACTCTGCGGTTGTTAAGACAAACCCGCAGCTTCGCGCTATGATTCAAGCGCATGTTTACCAGCACATTGATCTCATGGCCAGACAGCAAGCGATGCAAGATCCAGAAGTACAGCAGATGCAACAACAAATGCAGATGATGGGGCCTCCTCCGGGTATGGGGCCTCCACCTTCGGGCGGACCCATGGGTGCTCCTCCAAGTGGTCCTCCAGGCGTCAACCCTTCAGCGATGCCTCCACAAGGAGGGGCTCCCGTGGGACCCCCACCTCCGATGGGCGGACCACCTCCGATGGGGCCACCACCAATGGGAGGAATGCAACCACCTGGACCTCCGCCGCCTAACCCTATGCAGGCGATGATTGAGGCTAAAGTTGCACAGATTACCGTACAGTTGATGGAGAAAGTTGCTCCGATCTTTGAAGCAGAAGATTCCGACGATCCACTTGTTGAGTTACGTCGAGAGGAACTTAACATTAAGTCTATGGACTTAGAGCGTAAGGCTAAGGAAGCTGAACAGCGATTTGGACTTGACGAGGAACGCATTGAGAAGGATTATTCAATGGATCAAGAGCGTATGGATCTACAGGCTGATATTGCTGACATGAAGAATAAGACTGCTCAAGATAGACTAAAGCTTCAAGAGTCTATACAAATGGCTAACGTAGCTGAGAAAATGACCAAAAACATATTTGGGAACTAATCATGATTAAGAGAACAACAAGCTTTAAAGAGCCTAAAGTAGACAAAGGCGGATTCACTGTTAAGGATCAAGGCCGCGTTAAGTACGCGCCTATTGAATCTGTTGAGGCATCTGCCTCGCCTAAGCCTGGTATGGGCAAAGGTAAGTCTCGAGGCGGTGGCGCGGCACAACGAGGTACGAACTTCGAAGGCGTATTCTAATGAGCGGCGGAATGTATGGCCAACAACCACAACAACGACATCCCGCCGATCAATCTGGTCCTTCATTGATGGGTGGAATGCCACAATTTAATATGCAGGCGATGTACTGATGGCAGGAAGAAGAAAAAGAACAGTAGGGAGAAAGCCATCTTCAGTGGAAAGAGTCGAGCCTGTCTCAAGAGGAAGAGGGGCCGCTGTAGCACCTAAGTCTAGATATGCTGTTACTCGCGGACCTAATACTGCAAAGATCAAGGCAGCGGCTGACGCTAAAGCGGCTAAAGAAGCTAAAGCCGCGGCAGATAAGAAAGCTGCGGATAAGGCTGCTGCGGATAAGAAAGCTGCTGATAAGAAAGCTGCTGATAAGAAAGCTGCGGATAAGAAAGCTGCGGATAAGGCCGCGAAAGCGGCAGCAGATAAAAAGATTGCAAATGAAAGATTAAGGGAAGATAGAGAAGCTAACGATAGACGAGCGTCTAAAGAAGCTGAGAATAAAAGAATTGCTGAAGCAAAAAGAGTTGCAGAAGAAAAAAAGATTAAAGAAGCTGCAGATTTAAAAGCAGCAGCCGCTAAAGATGCTGCTGAAAAAGCAAAAATTAAAGCTGAAGAAGAAGCTGCAATTAAAGCCGCGAGAACAAAAGCTTTAGAAGTTGAGAGAGCTGCTGAAGCTAAAGCTGCTGCCGATAAAAAAGCACGCTTAGAAAAAGCTGCTGAAGCTAAAGCTGCTCGAGAAAAAGCTTTAAAAGAAGCTGAAGCTTTAAAAGAAGCTGAAGCTAAAAAAGCTGCTGAAGCTAAAGCGGCTAAAGAAAGAGCGGATGCTAGAGCTGCTAAAGAAGCAGCGGATAAAGCTGCTAAAGAGGCTAATCTGTCTAAAGCGGCTAAAGCAGCAGCAGATGCGAAAGCTGCGAAAGTTGCTGCAGATAAAAAGGCCGCAGATAAGATTGCTGCTGAGTTTGCAAGAGAAGAACGAGAATCTAATACGAGAAAAGTTCAAGAAGCTGAAGCAAAAGCAATAAGAGATGCAAAAGATCGAGCTGCAGCAAAAGCAATTGCAGACAAGAAGGCCGCAGATAAAGCTGCAGCAGATAAAGCTTCGGCAGATGCCAAAGCGGCAGTTGAGGCGAAGGCGGCTAAAGAAAGAGCGGATGCTAGAGCTGCTAAAGAAGCAGCGGATAAAGCTGCTAAAGAGGCGAATAGGTCTAGAGCTGCTAAAGAAGCAGCATTAGCGAAGGAAGCCGCAGATAAAGCAGCGGCTGCAAAAGCGGCGGCAGATGCTAAAGCAGCAGCCGATGCAAAGAAAGCAGCAGATGCTAAGGCTGCAGAAGATAAACGTATAGCAGATGCTAAAGCAGCGGCTGATGCTAAAGCAGCGGAAAAACCATTTAGCCTTAATGACTTAACGCCTAAACAACTTAATTACACTAAAGCATTGATGAGTAATCTTGGTATTACAGATTTAAATGTCATGTATCAAGTTGCAAGAAATCAATTTGGAACTGGCGAAGAATTAGATTCTAACGCTATGAATCAAACCTTTGCTAGAAAAGACGGTAAAAGTTTATTAAGTGCAATTGGAGAAGTTGGTAAATTCCAAGATTATTCGCCTGAAGTTAAAACAGTAAACTTTACCCCTGATCAACTGGTTGACAAATACAACAATTCTCGAGGTGCTCAAGACTTTAAACTAACCTCAAGCTACGATCCTAAGACTAACACCTTTATTGAAGATGTAAGCGCTTTTGGTTTTGAAGGAGATGCGGCTACTAAAACCTATACTCCTGAAGAATTTATAGCAAAGCTTGGGTACAAAGGGGATGATTACAATCAATTTAATTTTTCTCGACCACAACAACAAGACCCAGCGCCTACTGCGCCAAATATTCCAGTTTTAACCGAAGGTCCTGAGTTACAAGAAGCGCCTACAGGCTCTATGGAGCGAACAAGAGTTGTAGATCCTGTAGGGTCTGTTGGTAATTCAGACCCAGAGCCCACACCTCCTGATACGCCTGTTTCTTCGACTGATGATGATTCTAAACTCCCAAGTTACTTCTTTGGGGTTGAATACGATCCTGATCCAAAACTAAATGCTTTGTATAACTCTTTGTCTTCTACAATACAACAGAGCGCTGGTATTCGGGCTCTTACCCAAGAAGAAGCAGCACAACAATCTAAAGAAGTTAAAGACTTAGAGCAGCAAATTATTGCTGCTGGCGGACAGCCTTACAAGTATTTTACAAACTTACCTTTTGGAGGATTTAGGGGAGAAGGTCCTGATCCAACAAGAGGTGAATACGATCCAATGACAGGTCGTTATACCGATAAGGATGATCAAACTTCAGGTCTTGATGATTTGTTTTCCAATATTCCATCTCCAGGACCTGCACCCACGCCTCCTGATATGCCTGGAGACATGCTGATCCCAGGCGGAGGCATTGATACTACTTCTGGCCTTGGTTCTAATCCAAAAGGATATGAAGATCTTAAAACTGCACCTCCAGGTTTTACGCATTCTGGAGGACCTTCAACGATGGCTTTGGTTTCTTTCTACAACCCTACAACGGGTGAAGAATGGACGGCGTCAAGCGGAGGATGGAGTCCTGCACCGGGTTGGGTTCAAGGAAGCAAACCCGCAGATTGGAAACCGCCAACAAGTGCAGACCCCGCGCCTACACTGCCAGATATGCCAGTGCAGCCTGCGCCAGAGCCATTGCCCGAATCACCGGCTCCTAAGCCTCCTACCTTTATTGACATGGATCCGCTTAAGGGTATGCGAGATCAGTTTGTTCCAAGAAACATTCTTGGCCAATCTTATGATCCGCAGGTTCGAGAAGACTTTGCTAAGAAGATGCAGTCTGGCGCAAACATAACAAGCACGCCAAGCTATCAAATGCCGACATCGCCAATACCGCAAACTCAGTTTGGCGGGTATGGACAACCAATGCCGATGTCTCCGCTGGCACCTTATGCAGGACTTGGCGCCGCACCGCTTCGACCGACTGACTACAATGAGCCATACAATGAGCCATACGATGAAGACGCGCTTCCAGGTGGTCCATCAGGGCCAAGTAATGGGGGCGGTGTGACTTAATGGACGCAGTCGCATTAGCATCATACATATTTAAGAAACTTCAAAAGCTTGAAGAAGGTCATGTGCAGTTCTTGACCGGTGGCAACATAAAGACAATGGAGGACTACAAATTCGTGATGGGTGAATTATCGATGCTTCGCACCCTTCGCGCTGAACTGAAAGAAGCGTTGCAATTTGAAGGAGACCCCGATGAGTAATCTGTCAGCAGATACTCTCGCTAAATCGTCATTAACTGACGCATATGTGAGTAGTCAAGAGCGTGTTCTAAATCCAGAACTTCTGGATAAAACACTACTGGAAAGAATGCCCAACCCCACAGGTTGGCGACTTCTTGTTTTACCTTATAAAGGCAAAGGCGTAACTGACGGTGGTATTGTTTTAACCAAACAAACCATGGATAAGGAAGGTCTGGCGACTGTTGTTGCCTATGTCTTAAAAGTAGGCCCACTAGCCTACCAAGATGCTGATAAGTTTAATGGCATGCCTTGGTGTGAGGAAGGTCAATGGGTGTTAATAGGTCGATACTCAGGAGCTAGATTCTCTTTAGAGGATGATTCTGAAGTTCGAATTATTAATGATGATGAAGTGATTGGGACCATTATGGATCCCGATGACATCAAGTCCGCAACTTGAGGTGAAACATGTCAGAACAAACGTTAAGCGAAGCTTTATCTGATATCGACGTTGATTTAAATATTAGCGATAAAGATATAGAAAGCGCAGCAGTACCAGAGTATGCAAGAAAATCTAACGATGAAGTTCAAGAAGAATCTACTTATGTAGAGCTTTCTGATGAAGAACTTGCCGAAATATCTCCTGCTACAGAAGATGTAGTAGAAGAAGATTTCGATTATGAGGAAGATGATGGCGCAGAATCTGAAGCTGACCGAAAGGTAAGAAGTGCTCAGGACCGAATTAACAAGGCTGTTAAGCAGGCGAAAGAGTTTCAACGTCGAGAACTGCAAGCGATTCAATACGCGAAGCAATTGCAAGATCAGAACAGAGAGCTTTCAAACAAGTATAAACAAACCAGCGTTAATTCAGCGGCCCAAAATCTACAGATACAAGAAAGTTATTCTAAAGAGTTTCAAGGCAGGATTGAGGCGCAAGCTGATTCTGCTAAAAGAAACCTTCAGAAAGCTTACGAATCTGGAGATCCCGAAGCTATGGCAGAAGCTCAACAGCTTATTGCCAGAACCGAAGCTGACAGAAGTTCTTTAGCTCAATACAAGCGCGAGCTTGCAAAGTATAAAGAAGACTATCAGCAGTGGGCTTCTAGGCAGCAGGAATCTGAACTTGAATATCAAATTCCAAATGACTATGTCCAAGAAGAGCCTCAATATCTTGAGCCTTCAGAGAGCGCACAAGAGTGGGCTGCTAAGAATGAGTGGTTTGGAACTGACAGGGTTATGACTAATGTAGCCTTTGCTGTGCATGATGAGCTTGTCCGATCAGGAATTGACTTGGAGTCACAAGAGTACTATTCTGAAATTAATCGCAGAATTCGACAGGAACTACCTCACAAGTTTCAGAATGAACGACCCGCAGGAAACGCTAATAAACCCGTCCAAACCGTTGTTTCCGGTACGCGCATAAAAGGAAGTGGACGCAATCAAAATGACCGTAGGATTGAATTGTCACCTAGCGAGCAACAGCTTGCCAAAAAACTAGGTGTTCCATTCAAAGAATATGCTAAACAAAAAATGAGGTTGGAAAGATCATGAGCGAAGACATAAAAGAAAAAGGCGGATCTGGAATGAAAAGGACTCCACGGAGTTCTGATACTAGGGATGCTTTACAAGCTCGGAGGCCATGGACGCCACCTCAAATCTTAGAAACACCCGAACCTCCTCCAGGGATGAAGTATCGATGGCTGAGAACGCACATTCGAGGCGAGGATGATAAGACTAATGTTCACATGCGATTGCGAGAAGGCTACGAAGTAGTCAGTCCGGCTGAAGTTGCAGGCTATGATTTGCCTATGAATGAAAGCGGATCTCAAGCAGGAAGTGTTGGTGTTGGTGGTTTGATGCTTGCAAAAATCCCAGAAGAAACAGCAAACGAGCGGAATGCTTACTTTCAAAATAAAACTGAAAACCAAATGAGCGCGGTTGACAATAATTTGATGAAAGACGAACATCCCTCAATGCCTTTTTCTAATGAAAGGAAGAGTAAGGTAACCTTTGGCGGTTCTAGGAAATAGAACCATTTTTGATTGTGTTTAAGGAGAACTAAAATGGCGAATAAAGACGCCCCATTTGGCCTCCGGTATGTTCGTAATATTCAGGGGAATTACAATTCTTCTGGTCAGTCTCGTTATAGAATAACGACTGCTGATGCGACTAACACTACTAAGATCTACGCGGGTGACATTGTTACTCAAACTACATCTGGTATTGTTACTCGAATTGCGCGTGCAGACGGCGGTTCAGCAACTTCCGACATTATTGTCGGTGTATTTAACGGTTGTTTCTACACAGATCCTACGACCAGCACTCCTACTTGGAGTAACTATTGGCCTGGAAATGCAGCGACTGATGCAATTGCTTTTATTTTCGATCATCCTATGGATGTTTTTGAAATTCAAGCAGACGCAGCATTCCCGATTGCAGATCTGTGGGGTAATTTCGACCTTGTTGATAACTCTGGTACTGGTAGCACAGCTTCAGGACTCTCTTATGTAGAGCTTGATGTTTCTACCGGCGCTACAACAGCGACATTACCGTTCAAAGCCCTGGATATTTCTGGTGACCCAGACAATTCAGATGTAGGTTCAGCCAATACTAACGTGCTTGTCACCATTCAGAATCATCTGTTTGGCCAAAAGCAAGTTGGTTTAGCTTAAGGAGTTAATATATGGCTATTTCAAGAGCCCAATTAGCCAAAGAGCTAGAGCCTGGCCTCAATGCTTTATTTGGTATGGAATACGCTCGTTATGATAACGAGCATGATGAAATCTATGAAACAGAATCTTCTGATCGTGCATTCGAAGAAGAAGTTTTGATCGTAGGTTTTGGTGACGCAAAAGTTAAGACTGAAGGTCAAGGCGTATCTTTTGATAACGCTTCTGAAGGCTTTACTGCTCGTTACACCCACGAAACCGTGGCATTGGCATTTGCTTTGACAGAAGAAGCTGTCGAAGACAATCTCTATGACCGACTCGGCGCACGTTATACGAAGGCTTTGGCCCGTAGTATGGCTCACACCAAGCAGGTTAAAGCTGCTAATGTCCTAAACAATGCGTTTAATGCTAACTTTGCTGGTGGTGATGGCCAACCTTTGGTCAGCACAGCACACCCGCTTGCTTATGGCGGTACTCTTGCGAATCGGGCAACTACTATGTCCGACTTGAACGAGACTTCGCTTGAAAACGCACTGATCACTATGTCAACTTTTGTTGATGATCGAAACATGATCTTGGCTCTTCAGGGAACCAAGCTGATTGTTCCGCCTCAGCTTCAGTTCGTAGTTGATCGTTTGCTCGAGACTCCTGGACGAGTAGGCACAGCAGACAATGACATCAACGCCGTCAAGAATATGGGTATGCTTCCGCAAGGTTATGCAATCAACCATTTCTTGTCAGACACTGATGCATGGTTCTTGCTGAGTGACTGCCCAGATGGGTTTAAGCACTTTGAAAGAAGCCCGATTTCTACTTCTATGGAAGGCGATTTCGATACCGGCAATGTTCGCTATAAGGCTCGAGCTCGTTACAGCTTTGGCTACAGCAACCCTCGCTGTGTATTTGGTTCACAAGGCGCTTAATGTTTCATGTGAAACAAAGGGAAAGGTGGTCGTTTGACCACCTTTTTTTTATCTTAAATTTGATCTAGACTGTATGAACTGAGACAAATTAGTTTTAGCGACCGACTCAGCGGACGTTACGAAGACGCTAAAACGAATCCTTTCGTAAGAGGTGAATACCATGGCACAAACTACTTTTTCTGGTCCCGTCAAGTCTTTAGCTGGCTTTATCACTGCCGGTGTAAACAGCAGTGTTAGCTTATCTGCGGACACAACCCTAACGGTTGCGACTCATGCCGGTAAAATTATTATGCTGAACGATGCTGATGGCAAGTTTACTTTGCCCTCTATTTCTTCAGCCACTCCTAATGATCCTACTTCTCCCGATCAAGCAAACAACATCGGCGCTTCGTTTTTCTTTTATGTAGAAACCGCAGCAACCGACCTTGATATCTTGACTGACGGCACTGACAAGTTTGTTGGCGCGGCAATGGTTGCCGTAGATGATGGCGCTAAAAAAGCGTTTATTCCAGCAGCCTCTAACGATGTCATCACCTTGAATGGCTCAACTAAGGGCGGACTTGTCGGCAGTGTTGTTAAAATTACTGCTATTGACGCTGCAACGTACTTAGTTCATGACTCTTTATTGCTAGGTTCAGGAACGATTGTTACTCCTTTTGCTGATGCTTAATCAATTAATTTAGGAGAATAACAATGGCTGATGCAGTAACTTCGCAAACCATTCAGGACGGTGACCGCAAAGCCGTCCTAAAGTTTACCAATGTCAGTGATGGAACTGGTGAGTCAAACGTAGTCAAGGTTGATGTTTCTGCTTTGGGTACAAACTCATCTGGAAAAGCCTGTACTAAAGTAACTGTTACGCAAATTTGGTGGCAGTGTGTTGGGATGGGAGTAGAGTTGTTATGCGATGCAACGGCAAATACTCTAATCATCGGGCTATCTCCTGACAGCAATGGTTACCACGATTACACGCCGTTTACTGGCATACCAAACAATGCTGGCAGCGGTGTGACAGGTGACATTTTGTTTACAACAATAGGCGCAAGTGCCGGTGATACATACACTGTCATTCTTGATCTGATAAAGGAATATTAATGACAACTTCTGGGACCAGAGATTTTGAGCCAGATGTCGCGGAATACATAGAAGAAGCGTTTGAGCGCTGCGGTCTAGAGTTTCGCACGGGTTATGACGGGATTACCGCAAGGCGATCCCTGAATCTCTTGCTGGCTGACTGGGCCAACCGTGGGTTAAATCAGTGGACGATACAGAATACGTCTACAACGTTAACTCAAGGCGCAGAGTTTATTGAGCTTACAGGCTCTACAATAGACGTTTTAGATGTTGTTATTAGAAGAACCGAAGGTGGGGAAACAACCGATATACAGATGGCTCAAGTTAGTCGATCTGCCTATTGGAATATTCCTAACAAGAATACTCAGTCAAGACCAAGCCAATGGTTCCTGGACAAGCTCATAACGCCAAAGCTTTACATTTGGCCTGCTTCTGAAAACAACACGGATCAATTGATCATTAATCGATTAGTTCGAATTGAAGATGCAGATGCAAGCGCCAACACAATGCAAATGCCGTTTAGGTTTTATCCTTGCTTGGCTGCTGGATTGTCTTACTATATTGCTTTAAAGAAAGCGCCAGATAGAGTACAAATGCTTAAGGCTTTTTATGAAGAAGAGTTCGCAAGAGCTGCTGATCAAGATGAAAGTAGAGCTTCCTTATTTGTTGCGCCAAGTTTAAGAAGTTATAGGAGAGCGTAATGGCGTACGCTTCTGGGAAGTATGCCATTGCGATATGTGACAGATGTGGGTTTAGGTATAAGAACACACAGCTTCGCAGAGAATGGACAGGATTTAGGGTTTGCAGTGAATGCTATGAGCCTAAAGAGCCTCAGTTAGAGCCTCTTCCTCATGTATCTGATGCTCAAGCCTTAAGAAATCCAAGACCTCAGTCTGACTTTACGTCAGGATCTGGGGTGGTTAGGACTATAGATCCTAATCAGATGATTACAACGACAGGAGATTCTATCGGGTCAGAGTTTGATGGCTTGGCAGGAACTGGGGAAGTAGGCACTGTAACAGTGGTGACAGGATGAGCTTTACATACGCAAGTTTAAAAACAGCAGTAGAAAACTATTGCGAAACGGCAGAAACTACGTTTATTGATAATCTTCCTGTCTTCATTCAAGAAGCTGAAGAAAGAATATTAAAGAACGTAGAGCTTCCTGTTTTTAGAAAAAACGTTGACGGAACATCTTCTGCTAACAACACTTATCTTTCAGCGCCAACAGACTTTTTAGCGCCGTACAGCCTTGCAGTTGTTTCAGGTAACGTTTACACATACCTTCTCTTTAAGCATGTATCATTTATAAGAGACTATACGCCCAATCCAACGACGACTGGGCTCCCTAAATATTACGCATTGTTTGATGACACAAGCTTTATCTTGGCACCTACGCCAGATGCAAATTATGAGTTTGAATTGCATTACAAGTATCGGCCTGTTTCATTAACGGCTGGTGCAGATTCTGGAACAACATGGCTTTCCACAAACGCTCCAGACGCTCTTTTTTATGGAACGCTTGTTGAAGCTGCAACTTTCTTAAAAGTTCCGGAAGAAGTTGGTGGCTATGAGCAGAGATTCCAAATGGGTCTTGACGGACTAAGAAGGCTTGGTGCTGGATATGGTTCAAGGGATGAATATAGGTATGATATTTCGAGGGGTTAATCTTGTTTAGTGTAGAAGTCTCAGCAACACCAGGTTCGGTAAACGTTCAAACCACAAGTAATCGTGGCATGAATTCAGAAGAGATTGCTTTAAACGCTGTAGAGAAGATAATTAGCATTAGCGATACAGCAGACCCTGTGATTAAAGCTCAGGCTGAAGCGTTTAAAGAGCGTATGTACTGGGTTATTGTCGCCGCTTGCGATCAATCAATAAAGAGCGACAGAACAACTTTGTATAATATTTTTAAATCAAACGGCCATGATAATGTGGCTGAAATTTTGAGGACTTTATAATGGCAATTACTCAAGCAATGACCACTTCGTTTAAGCAAGAGATTCTTCAGGGAATTCATAATTTTACAAGCGGATCTGGCGGCGGAACAACAACCACAACTGGCAGCGGAAACGTTTTCAAGATTGCTTTGTATACATCTAGTGCAAGTTTAAGCGCAACAACTACAGCGTACTCTACGAGTAATGAAGTATCAGGGACTAATTACACCGCAGGTGGAAACACCTTGACTAATGTTACCCCTACTACATCTTCGACTACGGCGCTTACAGACTTTGCAGATACAACGTGGTCAAGTAGCACCATTACAGCGAGGGGCGCACTAATTTATAACTCCTCTACAACCGCAGGCACGGCAGATAGAGCTATAGTTGTTCTTGATTTTGGTGCAGACAAGACATCAACGTCAGGAGATTTTACAATTCAATTTCCTGCGGCTGGAGCAAGTACTGCAATAATTAGGATTGCATAGGACTAACATGTGGCAGATGTCATTGTTGCGTTTCAAGGCTGGAATAGCTCAACACAGGGTTGGGGCGAAGGCGCTTGGGGCGAAAATATTGCAGTTCCAGGAGCCGTTACAGCAGTTGGCTCGGTTACGGTTACAGCCGATGCAAACGTATCGGTTACTGGACTTTCAGCAACTTCCTCGACTAATGACGTATCAGTTACCGCTGATGCAAACGTATCGGTTACTGGGCTTTCGGCTACGGGATCTGTTGGATCCGTTACGGTTACGGCTGATGCGAATATCTCGGTCACAGGCGTTTCCGGGACAGGAGCTGTTGGATCCGTTACGGTTACGGCTGACGCTATTGTTTCAGTTGACGGAGTCTCCGCTACAAGCGCAGTTGGTTCGGTTACGGTTACAGCTTCAGCGGTTACAATTCCGACAGGATTATCGGCAACTGGATCGGTCGGAACTGTTACAACTCGAACAAGCAACGTCTTCCCTGTCACGGGTGTTTCTGCAACGGGTGCAGTCGGGGATATTAGCTTTGTTGGTAATGTCGTTATTGAACCTTTTGGACTTAGTGCTCAAGGTCAAGTTGGCCAAGCCTTGGTCTGGGGCAACATCATTCCTGGACAAGATGCAAATTGGCAGAACGTTGATGAATCTCAAACACCTGGCTGGTCAAGTATTGATGACAGTCAAACACCAAATTGGCAAGAGGTAGCTTAAATGGCAACTTACATAAATGACCTTCGATTAAAAGAAATTTCCACAGGGGACGAATCGGGAACTTGGGGAACTTCCACCAATACTAACCTTGAGTTAATCGGAGAGGCTTTAGGCTACGCGACTCAGCAGGTATTCGGTTCTGACGCAGACGCAACAACTACCGTTGCAGATGGTGCATCTGATCCTGCTCGGGCTATGTACTTTAAGATCACGTCAGCAGGAAGTTTGACTGCGACGAGAACCTGTACGATCGCGCCTAATACGGTATCTCGGGTCATGTTTATCGAGAACGCAACCACTGGTTCGCAGTCAATTGCTATCTCTCAAGGCTCAGGCGCGAACGTCACGATTGCCACCGGCAAGACAGCAGTCGTTTATTTGGATGGCGCAGGCTCTGGTGCCGCAGTTGTTGATGCGATGGCGGGTGTTGATCCCGGTGTGACCGATACGCTTACAGAAGTGCTTGTTGCGGGTAATACCACTGGCGGCACAGACATTTCTGTTACAAGCGGAGACAAGATAGTAACTGCATCTAACGACAATCTTGTTATAGAACCGGGCGGCACCGGTAATGTAAACATACTTACAGACACTGTAGCTATAACAGCGGCTGAAGGTGAATCAGCCAGTTTAATTTTGTCGGCTGATGAGTCTGATGACAATCCAGACATTTGGCGTGTAAGAAGCAACACGGACAACACGCTTACTATTGGTAATCAAATATCAGGTTCTGTTGTAGAGCACATTACGATTACGCCTAACGCAACAGTAGCTAACTCACTGGCATCTTTTGCTGGCAAATTAACTACAGCGGGTGTAATAACTGCTCCAAGCCTAGACATCTCAGGCGATATAGACGTAGACGGCACCTCAAACCTAGACATACTAGACGTAGATGGCGCAGCAAACTTTGCGGCAGACGTAACGCTTGCAACTGGAGCAGACTTAATTACCGCTTCAGCAGGAACAAGCAACTTACGCTTAGGTGTCAACGCAGGTAACAGCATTGAAAGCGGTGGTAATTATAATGTTGTCGTGGGTGATGAAGCTGGTACTGACATTACTACAGGTGATTATAATGTTGCAGTTGGTTTTGCCGCAGGTGACGCAACTACTACAGGCAGTGAGAATATATCTGTAGGCGG